ATACTGGAATAGATGGTTTGGCGACTATCAATTCTGGTACTGATAATATAGCTATAGGTCAAGCTACCGGCGGAACTGTAACTGTAAAAAATGACCTTCAAGTAGAGGGTGATATTAATGTAACAGGCTCAGGCGCAGTAGAAGTAAACGTAACTACTCAAGGAACTGTGCTTATAGACTCTACTAATGCTGAAGCATTGTTAGTGCGTAAAAATGGTGATGCGGGAGATATACTGACAGTAGATACCTACGCTAGTAAAGTAACCATGGGTGGTCCAATATTAGCTTCTAATGGGACAGCAGGAGCTCCAGCTTATTCTTTTTCAGGTGACCCTGATACTGGATTCTATTGGACGTCAGTAAATACTTTTGCATTAGCTGCTGGAGGTACGGCAGTAGCAACATTCACTACTACAGCCCTAAATCCTGGATCCGACGGGGCGTACTATTTAGGCCAAAGTGGCCAGCGCTGGAAGGGACTTAGTATTGATGCTGATAGCACAAACGGCGCAGGACTGGATATAATCAATTCAACAACTCAGACTAGCGGAAGCTTAGTAACTATAACTGGTACGGCTAATAAGGTAGCCCTAGAAGTAGCTACAGGCTATTTGCGGGTAGGTGGCAATATAATTAATGATACTGATAATTCTTATGATATAGGCACATCAACCAGGCAGTTTAAAGATATATATATAAATGGTATCGGTTATATAGATCAACTTGGCACAGATTCTGACCCTATAACAGCTTATATTAATAGTGGAGAAATAGATGATACCCCAATAGGTACTGAGAATCACTCTACAGGAAAGTTTACTACTCTAGAAGCTAGTGGAGCAGTAACTATAGGTGGTGATATAGACTTTAATAGTGCTACTATTAATACAGCTTCACAGGAAGTTACAGTAGAGGTAAAGCCCGTAATAGGCTCGTTTCACTTTGATGGAGCTGCTGACAATATTTTATCTATTGATGGTGCCAGTAACAGGGTCGGTATTGGGACTGCTACACCAGATTATATGTTAGAACTTGAATCTAGCACCAACAATTCACCTACTTTATGTTTAACAAATTCATCTACTTCAGACCAATTAGGCTCAAACATAATTTTTAGAAATAGTCACACTGATGGAGTAACCTCAGAAGGTCAATCTCTTGGAGATATGGTTTGGCAGGCTAGTAACAATGAAGACTCTAATGCTTATCAAAACGCTTGTGCAATTAAAGGTATAGCAGGTGCAGAGATAGGGTCAAGTGGGGACCCAAGTGACTCTCCTGGGGAGTTACAATTTTGGACTACCCCAAATGGTTCTGAATCTTTAGCACAAAGAATGACAATACTTGAAAGTGGCAATGTCGGTATTGGGACTAGTTCGCCAGGTACAGCCTTAGAAATTGGTGATGGAAGTTCAACCAGTGCTACTATTACTTTAAATGGTTATAGTAGTGCTGATTCAAGGATTCTTTTTGAGAATAATACTTCTACGATGGGGGTTATTGGATATGACATCAGTACATCTACCACAGACTTAAAGATAAATTGCTCAGCCAATTTAAGTGATAATCATTTAGTTGTTCAAAGTGATGGCAATGTCGGTATTGGGACTACTTCACCAGATACTTTATTAGACATAGGAAGTGCCAGTATTGGGACAAGTGCTCCACATATACGAATTTCAAATACAAAAAATGCTGCTGATTGGCACGCGTCAAATGAAGAAGCTATTGGGGGATTGGAATTTTATAGTGCAGATACAAGTGGTGATGGTGGTGCAGGGGTAAAATCCTCAGTAAGAGCTTATAATGATAATACTACTTATGGTGGATATTACGGATTAAAGTTTGGCGTATCTGGTTCTACTGCTTCTGGTGGAAACGATTATACCGCTATGACTATAAAGGCATCTGGCAATGTCGGTATTGGGGTTGTAGGTCCCAATACCAAACTAGAAGTTCTTGCTGGCACTGCTAATCAATTAAAACTCTCCTTTGATGCAACTGAAAATTGCACATTTGGCGTAGATACTAATGGCTATCTTACAATTACCCCTAGTGGTAATAATATATTGTTAGCGGATACAGTGACAAATTTAAAGAATACTACGTATACTTCAGGCTTATTCACTGGAGATGGTTGGGGTATATATAAATCAGGGTCTGACTATAATCTTGAGGTAGATAATCTTTGGGTAAGAGGATCTATGTTTGTATGGGAGCTTGTCATAAATCAGATTAGAGCTACAAACGGAAGCCTAGTGGTGACCTCTGCAGCTAAAGTATCTGCTGTAACTAATGTATCTGGAGATACATGGAATCTAACTTTTGAAACTGGTGATACTTCTGATGTAGATTACCATCCTTTTGCTAATGGTGATCTTATTATGTCACATGAAAGTACGCTTGGGGAGAATGGATCTCCAGCAGTTATAACTGAGACGCAATTTCAGGTGACTGATATAGCTGTTGGTGACGTAAATGTACTGGAAGCCACCAAAGAAAGCACTACTAATGATCCCGCTGTAGGTATGACTTTTGTTAGAGTTGGGAATACTAGTGACGCGGCTAGGCAGGGAGGCGTTTATCTTACATCAGATGACTCAGGGTCACCATTTATAGATATATGGAATGGGGTAACAGATTTTGCCAATGGAGAAGCAGCTACATCAGGTGACTGGGAACATAGTGATAAGGTTAAAGTGAGGCTAGGTAGACTTGATGGACAAACTGGTGGGGATAATGAATATGGAATGTGGGCTGGTAAAACTTCAACTAATTATATAAAGGCTAGTACATCTGGTGTCTTTATAAAGGGTGATGAGGCTACATATCTTAAGGCTGATGCTGCTAAGATAGAGTTTTATGATAATAATAAGAAGATGGATATTACTGGCAATAGCATAAAGATGTATGCTGATGATGGCGCTACTGTTATGACTGAGTGGGATAATACTACTCTTGTTTTAGGTGGAGATGTAGAGGCTGATCCTGCTAATTATTCATATTCTACTGTTATTGCTCCTACTGCTGTTACAGTGTATGGTGCTAATGCTACAGATGGTGTTTTTATAACCAATACTGGAGTTGAGATTAAAAAAGATACGAATGATTCACTATCCTTAACGTCTGGAAGTATAATTATGAAGAGTAATAATACTCCTCAACTTGCTGTCAGTGAATATGGTATGAATATTGGGCCAGCTGCTGTTGCTCCTTCTTCTGCAGACTCTCCATCAGCAGTTATTGCTAATGTTAGTGTACACTCTGGTGGGGTTAATATATATGGAGGGACTGACGTAGATGACAATGTAGCAATTAATGATACTGGAATGATAGTTACTGTAGGTAATAACGCTGTAGCAGATTTTGGTTCAAATGTAACTTTAAATGGAGGCATAATAACTCTTAATGGAGATAGTCAGACACCTACAGATAACCAACTAACAATTACAGATGGTTCTATCAGGATTAAAGAAGGGGGGATTGGATATTTTTCAATAGTAGAAGGCACAGTAACAGTTGGACAGGCTACTAGGGGCCATATTGAACTAGATTCGGGCGGCTTAACAGTTATGGATACATTTGATAAAGTAGTGTCAACCTTTAGGTCGAATGAACTTCGTCTTACACCTAAAGGCCAGACTAGTCCATCAGCTGGAGATAAACAAGTAAAGGTTACTGGCAGCACCATAACTTTTGAGGAATTCATCGGGCTGGGCGTATGGAGCATTAAGTCTAGCTTTGGTCGTGATATAACTCTAAAAGCTGGAATTATAAGTGTACAGACAGATACTTCTGGTGTAAACTCAGAGGTAGAAATCTCTAGTACAGGGGTTGAAATAATTGGGCCAGCATCTGAAAAGCTTTCTGTAGATAGCGGTGCTCTGACATTCTATGATGGTACCAATAATAGAGCAAGTATTAGTTCAACTCATCTAAGGCTATGGAACGAAGCTGGTGATTTAGGGCTGGAAGCTAATAGTAGTGCTCTTAAAATTTATGGACCTGGCAGTACTAATGATTACATAGAGCTGGATGGTGATGGAATAACACTGGTAAATGATAATAAGGATAATATAATTATAGGTACTGAGAGTGGTGACAACTATTCCAGCATCCGACTTGGCTCTAAGAATTTATCCTCCCCTGGCGCCGCAGATTATCGCATTAAAGTTATGCCTGATCAGGAAGGGATAAAATTTCAAAGATATAGTTCTGTTACCCCAGCGTCATGGCTCCCATTATTGAGTTTAGATTATGACGATGGTTTAACTATTTATGATGCTAATTATGCCAGTAATCCTGACGTAAAAATAGCTAGCTTTGGAAGGGGTACTGACCCTATTGTGAGAGTTGGGAAGTATGAAAATGACTCTTCTCGCCTAGAAATAGATGTAAGTGGTAATCTATCTATAATAAATAGAGTATCAGGTACTGACACTACTGCAATATCTCTAAATAGTTCTGGCAGTGCTAGTTTTACAGGTGCTGTTACTGCAACTTCGGGTACATTCACAGGTACGATTAACGCATCAGGGGGATCTTTTACTGGATCGGTCAATGTTGCTTCCAATATTGTAATAAATACTTGGGGTGGCACTATATTGTTTGGATCTGGTTCTACACGAGAAAATATATTAATAGGCCCCTCTACCAGCAAGCCTGGGGATGCATTAACTGATACTACTAACACTAATGATAATATAGCTATAGGTGCAAATACACTATATAAGACTGAAGACGGCTCTTATAATATTGCAATAGGCCAGTCCGCTATGAGGTTCATCAATAAAGATAACACCGATACCTATTTACATTGTTTGACAAATACTGCAGTTGGCGCCTTTGCTATGCAGGGGTGGGGCCAGGCAGGATATAATAATAGTGCAAGAGATAATGTAGCAATAGGGTACAATGCTGCGGTGAACTTTGGACAACATAATTCTTCTTCTCTTATTAATGGCAATGTGTGTATAGGTGCTAATGCAGGTGCTGTTGTAAGTGGGGATAAAAATATAGCTATAGGTTTTGAAGCAGGCATGGGCTTGCAGACAAATACTGATAATATTATAATAGGTAATGGTGCTGAGCCAGGAGGGTCAGCTTATGTGAATACTATTGTGATCGGAAAGGATGCCACAGGAATGGGGTCTAACACGGTAAAAATAGGCAGCTCTTCTATAACTCATACTAGGCTCCAGGGAGATGTAAGTATAGGAACTGATAGTGTTGGGAGAATTAATCAGGGCAATTGGGCGACAACTCTTACTATAGAGTCGGATGCAGATTCCCCTGGCAATGAGGACCCTCCTATTATAGAACTTAGCTATCATGGCGAGAGCCTAACTGGAGAAAATATTGGATGTATTGCTATGCTTGCTAATGGAAACCCATTAGTACAAATAATAGGAGAGACTCAGAATACCTCAGAGAATACTGGAGATTTAAGGTTCTTATTGATGCATAATAGCACTGTTGAAGAAAGGTTTAGGATAACTTCTGATGGAAATGTTGAAGGCACTCATGGAGACTATCATACTGCCTCAGATATAAGGCTAAAAGATAATATAGAAACTATTCCTAATGCGCTAGAGAGGGTAAAATCTTTGAGAGGTGTTAACTTCACATGGAAGGATAAGGATAAAGAAAAACTTAGAATTGGTTTAATAGCTCAAGAGGTGGAAGAGGTGTTCCCAGAGTCAGTACATACAGAGGATACTGAAGAGGCTATTAAATCTGTTGAGTATCAATTTCTTGTCGGGGCATTAGTGGAAGCGGTTAAAGAGCTATCAGCAAAGGTGGAAGCACTTGAAGCTCAATAATAATAGTTGCTTAATAGGTATTAGTAGTGTTAAATTCCTCGGAATTTTAAGGAGTTATTTATGAGCGTAATGGATAGACGCTTACGTTATGTAGACAGAAAGAGACTGAATAGAGAGCGTGAGCTTGCTAAACAGGAACAAATTGACTTAGCGCAGAAGCAGCAGATGTATACTCTCGGTGGGGCTGCTGTAAGCGGTGCCTTTAAGCTGCGTGAATCCAATATACAAAGAAATAAGGCTAAGTTAGGAAAGGTTGTGGGAGAGAATCAATGGGGTATTTCAGCTGATACTTCTTTATATGAGCAATATCAGCCTGAGAGCCTCCTTGGTAAGGCTAAAAATCTAGTTACTGGTGGAAGTGTAGTACAGAATCCTGCAGTAGCTCAACAAATACTTAAACATACAGAAGAACAAACAGGCAAGATTCCTGAAACTGGTGATTACTCTAAAGGGGAGCGGCTTAGTGAGATTCCTGCAGAAGGTGGCGTCATAGAGTATGAGCCCGCTGCTAACGATATAAAGACTTATAGTTCAACACCTAAAACTGTGACAGATTATGATCCTTCTTTTACCGAGGATTCCTTTACTAGTGCAGAAGGTTTAGAGGCTGGTACTGGACAAGTTCTGAGTGAAGATGAACTTTTTATGCAAGGGTATGATAATGAACCTATTTATAATGAGGAAGAGCTTGCATCTGCTTATAGCAAGCAATATGGCTCTCAGTTTATAAATAAAGATAATCCATTTGCAACATCTGGTAGCGGGGAATCCTACGATGTATTAAGAGATCCAGCTAGCACTAAGTCTATGCCGGCTGGTGGAGATATGGGCTCTAGTGCAATCCATGGAAGGGCTGGAAGAGTACTTTATGATGCTGCAACAGAAGATATGAAGGAACCTTTAGATTTTTCTTCCAGTTTTACACGTCCTCTGGGCACTGAAGATATTAAGCCAATCTCTCCTGTTCCTGAACGCTTTAAAGCTCCTGGGCCAGGAAGTCAACCTATGCCTGAAGTTATGCAAAATATGCGAAATGCAGAGCTAGCTAAATCGCAGGGTGTTAGCGCTGAAGTAGACTTTAATAAGGCATTATCTGAGGGAAGGAATCCATTAGATGACTCTTTTAATACCAGCCAAACGCTTAATCCTAATAGCCCTATACAGAGTAGATCTCCGCAACTTAGAGGAGGAGGGGACTCTTTTAGGCCTGGTGAGGCTACTAAGACAGCGGTAAATAACATAAAAAAGAAGACTCATGATTCAAGGTTGGGCTTATCTTCCCAGCTTGAGACTCAAAGTAAGATTAAAACTGGAACGAATGCTTTAGGCTCTGCATATAGTGCTTATAAAGCTGGTAAAGTTCTTACTGATGAAGATTCAAGTGCGTTAGAAAAAACTCAAGCGGGCCTTAATGTGGCTGATGTAGGCCTAAAGGCGGCAAAAGCAGTTGCTAAAAAGACAGCAACAGAGACGGTTGCGAAAGAAGCTGGCAAAACAGTTGCAAAGGAAGCTGGTAAAACAGTTGCAAAAACAGGTGCAACAGCAGCGGGAAGTTTAGCATCTGGCATAGGTATAGGGACATCTGCTGTTGCTACAGTTGCATCAGCCAAGGCAGCCCAGGACGCCTGGCAGTCGGGAGATAAGTTTGCTGGTGCAGCCCATGGAGTTAGTGCCGTTGGATCAGGACTTACTACTGTAGCCGACGCTGCAACAGCCACTGGTATTGGAGCTATTGTAGGGGTGCCTTTAAGGGCGGTGGGAATGGCGCTTAGTACAGCAGGAACAGTAGCCACCCTAGGAAAGGCAGGTCATGATATAGCTACAGCAAGTGCAAGTGGGCCAGGATCTTCTTCTCCAGCAGATGATATAGCTACAGTTCCGCGCGGGAGGGTAGATAGGCTCTCAACTAAAAGAGGAAAGTCTAATAGAGGCAATTTTAGAGGATTAAACTATGCGTAAATATATAAAAAATATAAAGGTAGGTGATTATGTTAAGTCTCTTAACTTTAAGACTGGTGAATTAGAGAAGCATAAAGTAGAAAGTACGTTCTCTGGAGAAAGTGATCATTACTATATTATTAATAAGAAGATAAAGGTTACAGGAGCTCATCCTTTTTATGCCAATGGTAAGTGGACTAAGGTTGAAGATCTATCTACAGGAGATATGTTATTAGACGCAAAAGGAAAATCTGTCAAGATAAAAAGTATCTCAAAAGTAGACTCCCCAATTACTATCTTTAATATGGAGGTAGAGGGCACTCATAATTATTTCGCTGGGGGATTTCTAGTACATAATAAGGGTAATAAATGGTACGGCTCAGATAAGAAGGCAAAAAAAATGAGGGATGCAATTAATGATAAGGCTACCGAATATAATGATACAGTATATGCTGCCTACGGAGGTGCCATAGATGAAATTGCAGCAGAGGGTATTGAATTTGAAAAGACTACCGCTAATGCAGAGCAAATTATAGATGAAGGTTTTTCTCCAGATATGGAATTATCGGGGTTGGCTGTAGAATACAAGTCTCAAATAGATGACTTAAATACTGCATTTGGAGATACTCAGCAGACTAATGCGCAAACTTTACAGGATCAACGTGCAGAGCTGCAAGTAGCTTCAGAAAACAGCGGGTTAGTTACTGCTGGAGAAGTGGTGAGGGCTAAGGAGGAGATCTTGGTAGAGAATGCTGAGTCTGCTGGAGAGAATCAACAAGATCGTGCAATCGGTAGAGAGGTTGCTCTCAATGAATTTAAGACATCAGTTAATGATGCTAAGGGTGACTTTACTTCAGCGGCTAGTGATGATATAGCTGAAGCTATGACAGAAGTTAATATAGGGGTAGATACTCTTAATACATATTGGAAGGATTCTATAAGAGGCGGGCATAAAAGAAGAAGAAAAAATGTTAATGATTCAACACCTGATGGGGAAAAAATAAGAAGTAAAGATGGCGCGTCATCTGATTATATAGACGAAGCCCTAATAACAGATTATGACCTAGGTAAAGGTTCGGAGAATCCAGGTATTGATGAAACGCATGATATGTCTGATAAGGATGGCCTTGTCTCAGGCATGCAGAGGATAAAAGATGAGTCTGTTTTTATGCCTACAAGAGATGTACAGGATAGGACTCTGATTACTGGAGCTTTTGATAAGAGTCTTCATGGTAAAACAATGTCAGATGCTTTTAGCACAGGGAATGCATATATGCATGGTAGAAGGTGTTTTTCAGGCGATACATGGATAGAGGTATATAATGGCTGAACAAGAAGATATAATGGCTTTAAACGCCCTTCTAGGGCTTACAGCGAGCATCCTAGAGCACGCGGCTAATGTTAAGAATATTAATACTAGTGCTGAGATAGCTAGAGATGAGCTACAATTTAGGATAAAGAAGGAGCAGACAAATCAGAACTTAGAGTTTGCCAAGATGGAGTTTGAGCTGAACCAAAGGAAGATAGATCAGTATGATTCTCTAGAATTACAACTTCAAGAGTCTATGTATGAGAGGACTGGCAAGAGATACAAGTTTAATGAGAAGGATATTACTAGCAGTTATGATCAGCTTCAAGAATCCCATTCTAGCAATACTGTTGATAGAATGCAGTCTCTTAGGGCTCAAAGTAAGGCTGAAAGAAGCAATGCTGCTAAGCGTGTAGAGACTTTAAAGAATGAGATAGAGTCTCTTGATAAGATTAGTAGATATATAAATACTAATCTTTCTCCGGCACTTGCTGGCAATGTAGATTCTTATGATGTTGCAGATTATAAGGCAGCTGTCACTATGGCAAAGGAGGAATATGGTATAAAAGAGTTTGATGAGTATCAGATGGGTGCTATTAGTGTTAACCAGCCCAGCCTCACTAATCTCATTAAGCTTAATGCTGCTTTAGATAGTAAGGGCAATGAAGATCTAAGAATGGATATTACCAAGGGAACAGCAGAGGCCAGACAAAGAGCTGAGGCAGAGACCCATTTAACTTATATGGGAGACTTGCTCAGTCAGTCAGATAAAGGAGATACTTCCGAAACAGTTACGGCTCTCTTGCAATTAGCTAAGGATAACAAAGGAAAGTCACTTTGGGGTCTTAATATGGATGAGGATACTATGTTTGGTGTAATAAAGGATTTAGCAACAGCTTTATCCGGTGATATGTATACATTCGAGCAGATGTTAGCAGATCATCCACACCTAAGAGAGGCTATTAAAAGTAATCCTGCTTTAGCTGCACAATACCAGGCTTTTCTAAATAAGAAGGCTTCCTTTATAGACTTTTCTAAAGTCCAGCCATTAAAGTCTTCTAGTCCAGACTCTTTAACTGTAGATATTCAATATAAGCAATATTTAGATAATATGAAGGGACAATAAGATGCCGCCTAAAGCTAATAATAAATATGACTTTGACTTGAAGCTTCTAGGCGGAGATGAAGAATTTAAGAGTTACCTCCATAAGTCTTTTACATTATTTGAAGATATATCTTCTGGTATGACTAATCCTCAGAAAGATGCTCTGCTATTTAAGATTCAAGGCAATATACAAGAGAAGTATAAGTCTAAGGATGCAGAGATAGGTCATATATATAAATCTTGGTGGGAGAATGATAGAAGTTTTGGCTATTTAAATAATAACCCCTATGATGTAGAGCTTAGAGACAGGGGGTCTAAGTATAACTATGAATGGCTCCTAAATAAGAGTGATAGCGAGATAACAGACTTACTATCTCAAAATCCAGCACTAAAGAAGGCTTATAGCATTACAACCCAAGAAGATGAGTATACGAAACTAATGAGGCAGAGACATGCTGCCGCATCTGTAAAGGAAGGGTTTGTACATAATGTTGACACACGTGAGCATCAGGTAAGCAGAGAGAATAGGTGGCTCATGATGGCTGGTAAAGATGTTGGAGTAAAGGCGGGAGTTAATTATGTATTAGGTGCTACTGACAGTTATGAAAATATAGTAGATGAGCTTAGAAATAATGGCCTTTTACCAGAGAGTTTAGAAAGTAATCTCCAAAGGATATCTAAAGCTAGTGCAAAGAAAGCTAATAAAAGTAATGATGAGCTGTCTAAAGCTATAAGCAGTTTGAGATATATAGATAATCCTGATGAGTTAAAAGTTTACTATCAATTAATAGAACAGGAAGAGAAATGAGTGAATGGCATTTTGATCCTTCTATCTTCCCAGATGAAGACACTGAGAAGAAGAAGAAGAAGCAATTAGGCTTAGTTCCAGTACAGCCTAGATCCGACTTTGAAATCCCAACAGTAATAAAGAAAGCAGAGAAGTCTGTGTCAACAGATATCTCTCAAGAGCCTGAAGGTGATTGGGGTGACTTCTTTTCAGCTTTAGGAGGGCACGCACTGTCCAGCGCTACTATGGGGCTTACTGAGTTTAGTGATGACCTTAGAAATAAAGCATGGGGTGAAAAGAATGCTCATGAATTATGGGGAGCTGCTCTTGGTGAGGCTGCAGGATTTTTAGTTCCTATAGGGCTGATAGGTAAGGGCGTTAGAGCTGTTGGATCAGGCCTTAAGACTGGCGTTAGGAGTATAGCTAAACAAACAGCAAAAGAGACTGCAGATTTAGCTGGCACGAATATAGCTAAAACTGTAGGAAAAGAAGCTACTCAAGAGACTACTGAGGCTGCTGCTAGAAATATTATACGAAAGACTTTAGAACATGAAAGTGGCGCTACTATAATAGGTAAAAGTCCTAAGTATCTCTATCAGCTAGAGGTTGGTGGAGAGACTGCAGCTAAGGCTTCTTCCAAGATAGGCCAGATCCTTACTGCAAAACTTAGTACCAATCTATCTGAGGCTGGTATTAAAGTTACAGGCAAGCAGATAGATGACATAGTTACAGGCTTTACTAAAGGCATCCAAGAAGGCAAGCATTACAATACCTTAGGATCATGGTTGAATCATTATTCTAGATCAGCCCCTACTGGAGGCTTTTGGAAGTCTAAGTTTTCTAAATGGGCTGGAGAAGCTACTGATGAAGCATTAGTACTTACTATGGATAGTGTTATGAGGGACTATATCAGGTCCAAATATACCTCCGATGATAAGGTTCCACATAAGTTTGCACCTGGCACTGCAGCAGGGCATGGTATATTGCTCGGAGCTATCTTCCCATTTATTAGATCTGGCTTTGGTTTACCTTTATTTAAGAAGGGTGGCAAAGAGAAGCTTACAGATGGTGCAAGAATTATGTTTAACCAATGGAAGAAGACTGACTATGCTAAGTTAGCTGAGACCCAACAGGGACGTTCTACTCTCAAAGGTTTTTTAGAGATGCTTAATGGAAAGAAGAACATCACTGAATGGACATCTAAGAAGGTTAAGATAACTCGTACTGGAGCTAATGGAAAGCCTATAACAGAAGAATTACTATTAGATGATATATTGAACATGAACTTATCTTCTAAGGAGGGCGGAAAGATAGCTCGACAAGCATTAGAGCAAATACGTAGTAGTGTCTCTACCCCTAAAGCTCTAGCTAACTGGGCATTAAAGTGGAGTATGGATACAGCAGTCTCAATACCTAGAATGGCAGTTGGCTCTGCAGCTATGAATTGGCAGTCCATAATAGACCCTAGTATGTCTAATGCTAGTATTCATGAAATACTTCCACATATGATGATAGGTGCTTTTATGACCAAGAGCCGGAGGGGTTGGATGGAAGGAGAGATGGCATCTCGTAATGTAGATAACTATTTTGAGATGGCTCGATATCTAGATATAGATACTAAAGCACTTGCAGATGTGGTTAATTATCATAAGGCGAGGCAGGATGTAGCTATTAATTCCAGGGGTATGCTTGGTAGTGATTCTGCTAATGAAATATTTGATATCTATGATATTGAGATGAGGGAGGCCCGGAAGCATAACCAAAGAACTACGGTCGGTACTGAGCATCAAATAGTTAAAGATTGGTATGATATCTATCACAGAAGAGGTCTTGTAGAGGATCTAGACTTTAATATACTAGATCTTGAATACCTCTCTAAAAAACAGCTTAATACTATTGCAGGGAAGCTTGAAACTATAGAGTATAATGGCAAAAAGCTTAGTGAGTTTACTCCAAATGAATGGTTTAATCTGGAGCGTATTAACTGGAATCAGGGTGTAGAGGGGTCACATATTAGGTTCCTAAAGAGGCTTAATGATCTAGGGGTAGTAGACTTTAATGTAGATACTAAACAGGTGGGTAGAGTAAATAGAGAAGGTGGCAATGAACATATTAAGGTAGATAGAATGATATTAAGGCTGCATGATCTTGGTCTGGTTAAAATTACTACCCATTTAGGAGAGAAAGGTAAGGATATATCTCCTGAGGTTATTAGGGAAGCATCAGAGTCCTTTAAAGATGGACTACGGGCTGATGCTGTAGGGGAAGGCATTCATGTCCCTATTGAACTTAATGATAACTTATTCCTAGATGAAATGCATGCAGTAAGGAGAATACAGACTGAGGAAATTCTGCAGAAATCAGTAGTTGGCGACAATGAAGGTCTCTCTCCCGTTCAGCAAGATTATAGGAAGAGAGCTATTGATCCATTCCTATTAGATTCTAAGGGAAATATGGTTGATCCTGTAAGGATAGAAGTTACTGAAAAAGATATTCCAGACCTTACTAGAAAGAAGATGAATGACTCAGACGTTGCCTTTGCTGAAAAAGATAGGGCTCAATTAGAGTCAGACCTAAGGGAGATAGCTTCTGTTTATCATGCAGGCACTTCTGAAAAATCTATGACTGGTGAGGTAAAGAAGTTGTCTTATGAGGAGGCTAAATCTATTGTAGATGGATTCAAGGAAATGCAGCTCCCTATATCGGCAGAAAGGCTTATATCAGATGGTATACTTTCATCCCAGATAGCTTATAAAGTAAAAGTTCGTAGATTTCAAAAGAAGTTTCCTGATCGGTTGCAATACGAGCTAGTTACAGACTTAGAAGATGCAGGTCTAGGTTGGTGGAATCCTGAGGCAGAACAGTTTTATGTTTATGACTACCGTACAGCTTCATTAATGTCAGGAGAGACTGGAACTAGTAGGGCTAGAGATAATATGTATGCACAACTTTTATCTTATTTAGGAGATAAAGTCCAGACTACTGGTGATTTAACTAGACAGCAGCCTGTAGATATGACTGCTATTAAACGTATCCATAGCAAGATTCCTGAAGTTCGCAAGAAAATGATAGTAGAGAAGATTGTAGGACTTAGAGATAAGCTTGCGTCTATTGATCTTTTAGAAGGAGAAAATAGTATTAAAGCCTTAGAAGATGCACTAAGTGACTCAGATGGTACGAAGGCTCTACAGGCATTAGAGGCTATAGCTGAGAAGCTTCCAGCAGTTAGGGAAGAAATACTAAGAGTTAAAGGTTCTTTAGAAAGAGATTTATCTAGAGGGAAGATATTTGAAGATGCTCTTTTAAATACTGATATTTATAATAAAGATTTAGGATTATGGATTAATGCTTTGAAAGAGGCATTTGTTACTGAAGGCAGAAGTAGGAATGATGCAGAGAAGTTACTTAGTATGATGCTGAATGAGAGAGATAATTCTTTATTCTATATAAAGAATCTTACCAAGGAGATTGAGAAAACTGTTGAAAGGCCTGGTGCTTCATTGGAAGACTTAGCTCTTGAGTTTGCACAAACGCATGGACTTGCTGAATGGAAGCGCATGGTCAATGCTGTGTATCTATCTAGGCAAAAACCTATGGAGACTGATTTATACTATCATGAGAATGAGGCTAATTTTGCTGCCGATATAAGAAATGACGCTGGAAGTGTGTCTAGAAATAGTGTCAAGATTATAGCTGATTATGACCTAGGTAAGAATGGAGAGCTAAAAATAGAGGTGGTGGAACAACTGAAGACACCAGAAGGAGTATCAAATCTTGTAGCTGATATTACAGATAAGTTTGGGCAGCGTGCTGGAGAGAATTTTCTAAGGAATGATCTTGGAGTACTGTTAAGAGACAGCGGTTTACAGGAACGCATTACAAGGGTAACTTATAAAGATGGAAATCTAGAGTTTGAGTTTGATGTAGCTTCATCTAGGACTAGGGCTAGAGAGATTATTAATGAATTTAACGATGAAGGTATAGTTATTTATGAGGCTTCTGGTAATGCTATGGACAAAGGTAGGAAACCTCTTGAGCTTATATCAGATCTTTCATCTAAAATACGTAGCGCTAAAGTAAGGGTATCACAAAAAGAAGATTTAAAGAGATTTAATGAAGGTGCGCATGAAGATATATCTATAGGAAATACTAAGGAAGCATTAGAGAGAATTGATGGATCTTATGAAGTGCTCATTACTGGATATACTAAGCCATTATTCTTTAAGTCTTCAAAAGAAAATATAGCAGCTATTAATAAAAAGTTTAATAATGATCTGGTTCAGATACTAGCTGATGCTCCTGGAGGGGCTAACGGAGAGATAGCCCAAAATATAAGTAGGGCTTTTGAGAATACTTCTAATGCAGCGTTACAGCTTAGGGCTTTATATTGGTTTAAGACTAATGGCAAGCTTGCTTATGACTTATTTATGAATGATAATGTCAGCAGTTTAGAAGCTATGTCTGAGGCATCTAGAAAATATATTAAGTATTCTACTCTATTTGCTAATGAACTATCTAAGCCAGTCTCCAGAGAATCTCTAGAGCGATTCTTAGAGTCTAATACTGAGCTTTCAAATGAGACTCGTAGGTCTATAGAGACTATCGTAAATGAGTTTGACAATATAGGTGTAGTTCCAGTGCTAGATGAGAGTTTTGCAAGAACTTTTATAGGTAAGGATGGCTCTATAGCTGAGACTAATATTTTTAATAATAGACTCAATCATGTCAGGCAGATAGAGATTGATCAATCCCTACCAAAAGATATGCGTAAGCATTTATCAGAAAAATACTCTAATGAGGAGTTTATAAATAGCTTAAATACCTCAGGATGGGATGGGATAATCATTATAAGTAAAGATATGTATCTTACTTCTATGGCTATGAGGCCAGAGGGATCTAATTCTAATGCGTTAAAGCCTACGGTATGGCATAATAGCGGTGTAAGCACTGTTTTAGGCAAGGGACTATATGCATATATACCAGAGATTTCTGATGTAATGCCTAGAGGTGTTCATATGATCATGTCTGGATCTGCTGTTAAGTCACTTAGAGGTAGATCTAGGGCTGGCAATGAAATAGTACCTCTAGACGGATCTAATCTGACTACAGGTGCTGATATAGTAAATCCATCTATGGAGAATATTATAGATATTAGCTTTGCAGATCAAGGGATTATAAAGAGCTCTCATGGTCTCACTAATGCACCTATCTCTCATACGATTACGTATGGTAAGTCTAAGAATCTGGTAGACAAGACAAGAGTATGGATGCAATTAGATGAAATAATCTCTAAGGCTGTTGGGTGGGATGCTCATATGAAGAACGCTGCTTCTTCTAATCTAGCTCAGGTTCTTGCCAGAATGGAAAAAGAAGGAGGCTATGAGGCTGAAGGACTAGGCTTTGTTAATGAAATGGTTAATGTTTACGGCTTCCATCATACTATGCCGTTGGTAAAGAAGTCTATCTTTAGAATGTTCAAAGACAGGATGCTTACTAAGATTAATAAGCCAACTGCAGATGGTAAGCAGGGTAGATACTACATCTTACCAGATATGACTCTTAAGAATCCTTATTTTACCACTATGTCTAAAGATGCTTCTACTATTGAGGTGCAGACACAGTTCGGAGAGATTTCCCTACCTTATGAGTATGCTTTAGGTATGACAAGGGGAAATAGGGCTTTACGGAGTGTTGATTCAATGCAGGAGCTTCAGTTCTCTTTTAATGAGAATGGTGTAGACTACATGTTTACTGTGAATGGGGATGGCACTTATAAAATTTATAACAATATAGAGGCTTATCAAAAGGAAGGGTTTACCTTGCCCTATGCACACAAAGCTCCAATGGAGGTTCCAGCTGGAGTAAGAGAAATTATAGAGAGTCTTTCGGGCGTTATGAAGAGCGACGAGGGAACATATTGGCTGGGCTCTGGAAATGACTTTACTTTAGGTCGTGTTGCTACAGTCTATAATCAATTAGCCAAAGAAGCAGGCATTAATACTAATATACTTACAATGGTAGAGAGAAGCCCCAGAAAAGGGCAGAGCGACTTTGTGCTTACTAAGATAAGAGATGTTATGCCTAGGGATCTTGGAGCGATAGCTAAAGTAAATAGCTATGATGTTAGAGTAGCTCTTCAGGGTGATTGGGATGGTGACGCTGTTACTATCTTTCATGGACAGCCTTGGGATGTAGCTAAAGAAGCGAACTTTGATTCAGGGCTTATTCCTGATTATGTTAACTTAACCTCATCCCCTAAGATGTTAAACCCATTCGGTATAGAACTTGGTGGCCCTAATAGGGGTAGGGCAGGCCTCTCTCAAGCGAATACTATAGAAGCTTATATGCAGTATACTCGTCAGGTAGAAAGGACTATGGGCAAGGTTCTAGGCATGAATAATGCTGTTTCTTGGATGGCTAATTCTAAAATAACTATAGATGGTATGGATATTAATATGGGCTTCTCTAATGCTGAAAAGATATCCAATAGAGCCAGATTAAACCACTTTGCTAATGCATCACAGTCTATAGCAGATGCTTCTAAGGGTGTAAATCAAGATCTCTTGAATAACCCTGTTAATACTATATTCTTTAATGAAGGCACAGAATTATTTGGAACTTCACGTCAATCCAATAAACTACACAGAGAGATGGCTGGAATAGTTCTTGATGTGCTTAGGAGACCGGCAAATATCTTTAATGATATCACAGATCAGGCAGGTAAGCATAAGCCTAGGGTTGATGAGATGGATGGAATGTACGCTGATTTAAGAAGCTTTTTCTCTGACCCAAATACCTATGTCTTTAAGGAAATTCTAAGGCGCAATAAAGGCATGTCAGATGCAGAGATGACCCAATTATTACATATGTTCTTTGGTGAGAATATCTCTAAAGATCTTAAGTCATTAGGCGATATCATTAAGAGAGCTAAGTCCAAGCGGGGCTTAAGGCCTACTAAGAATATCATTAAGTTTGGCGATGAGTTCAAGAAGGGTTTAAGGTATGATGCTGATAAACTTATGGATCTCTCAGATTCTGGCGAGATAATTAGAGAGATATCTAAAAACCATCTCTTTAATGACAGAGGCTTTATTGAGGCTTGGAACATTAGCTCTGATAGTAAGGAAGTTTCCAGGTATGCTAATATAGTCTCAAATGCAGAGCAAGTATTTGAACTTGGACGTCTTCTTGGGGCTAAAGATGCAGAGATGATGGATATGGGTATGTTCGATACTATATTTGATGGCTTCCAATTACCTAAAGGCTCAGACATAAAGAAGGCAGAGCATGTCGCTATGCTTGAAACAGCACTTACGTATGAATATGAGAGAGCTGTTGGATACCTTAGATATTTGAGAGGGTATAAATCTAGCAATTCATATCAGGTATCAAAAGCTCAAGATAGAGTTATGGCACTTGGGAGAGCTCAAGATATGCTTGATATTAAGATAAAACAGATAGCGTTACCAGAGAGTCAACTTCAAAAAATTAAGATAATTGAACTTAAGGGTCAGCGTACCCGACTTAGTAGGCCAGATGGCCAGAAGGGTTATAGCTATTTTTATAAGATTAAGGATAAAAACTTTGTCAAAAGAGATGTTGATGGTAATATTGTAGACGTTAACTATCAAGCTATAGATAGAAATCCTATTATTGTTCAGGCTGGTGAATCTATTTCTAGAGATCAGTACGGTAATAAGTTATTTGGACACTATATAGAGCTTAAAAATCCTATAGCTTCTAGACGCCTTAATAATGAAGATACACTCACTGGTTATATGAGCTATTTATGGACTAAAAACAATCCTCTTACTACTATATTCCCTGATTCTTGGAGTAGATTCTCAATAGATGCAGGTGAAAACAGCGTATTTGCCACCAGGAAGGCCATAACTAGCTCCTGGTCGAGGTCTATATCCAGATTGAAAAAAGGTGCCGAATATGCGCCGGAGATATTTACGCTAGGCGATGCTGAGATAGCAGAAGCCTTAAGTAGGTATTATGAAGATCACTCTAAGATGATGATAAGGGAAGACGGATTTTCTATGGAAGGCCTTACAGTAGAAGGTCTAAGCTCTTCTAAAACACAAGTATATTACCTTACTAAAACGCTTCTAACACCTACCCCCTTGGCTAGAATGAAAGTTTCAAGCGACGTTGGAGCTGCGCCTTACTTTTATATTAATAAGACATTGCTTGATAAAACTATGCAATATTTATATAGAAATAATCCTGAGGTTGCGAGAGTGGTGGGTGAAGAGCTTGGGCAGGTGTATGATTTTATGATTGGAAGAGGGGAGATGCCATATATGACTAAAGATAAGTCTGGATTTTATACTGGGAAAAACTTTATGGGGATAGAGAATATTCCTACTTTAGCTGAGAGGCCAGATGCATTAGTGAGATTTAATATTACGCCAGATCTAGGATTAGGGATGCAGTCTAGGGGCGTAATGTACATGGGAGATGTTCAGCGGACTTCAGGTGGAGTAAGTTTTAGAGAGATTAAGAGTTTAGTAGATAAAACTATCAAGTGGGAAGATACCAAATCTCCCAGTTGTGATTAGGAGAGGATATGAGTTTATGTAGTTATAATAGCCCAGAAGCAGTAAAGAGAGAGAAGGATATAAATACTGTTAGGGCACATTGGAATAAGTTTAAAAACTTAAAGGAAGGTATTGGAGAGGCTGGCACTGATGTGTTAGCTGAGGAGTCTATACAGATAATGGCTGAGAATCTTTTTCAAGGCAAGTCGCTATCAATGGATGTATCTTTATCTCCTGGGGAAGTAAGGCGTTTAAATACAGAGATAACTAAGCTCAATAAGAGATATGAGAAAAATAGGATGGGATCTTTATATCTTAATACAGCTGTTGGTGAATCTATCTCTATTAAGCATCCACTTGCTAGATCCTTTTATGAGTCAGTAAATGAGGCATATAACTTTGAGAGAAACTATCAAGATAACTCTTTCTATAAGATTAAGAATGTAAGTGAACAGTTGCTTGACGCTATGGCTGCTACTGGAAGTAAAGGGTTCAGGGCTAATCTGAGAAAAGCTCAGGCAGAGTATTTTAAAGCGTCGGCTAATGATAATAAATCTCAAGCTGAAGCTGCTATGGTAGAGGTTAAAAAGGAGATAGAATCACTTGTAGCTAGTGATAATGGCAAGGTTTACAGAGACTTCCAAGATTTGATAGAGATGAATAAAACTGATTTTGGCACTAGGAGTAAGATTGCTCCATACGATATTAGAGTTCGTAATGCTGCAGAGTCTGCAAGGGCACTTCTTGATAAGCTTGGTAAAGAGGTTGCTCTTCCAGGCCTAGATAATCTTATGGAGGTTGCTACTAGGGCATCACATAATGGGACTACTCCCAAGCTCATGGACAAGCACCTATATAGATTCCAGGAGAAGATAAACGCTGCAAAAAATAGAATTAAAGATAACCTTGAGGCTGGCGGTTACTATCCCCATATTATGCTTGAGGATCTTGTCCAGATCAATGAAGCTCTTCAGAATAAGTTATTAACTGCAAAGGGAGGCGCTCAAGTGAAAGCTGCTCTAGAAGGTGATGGAGGAGTTATTAGTATGATAGATGCTATGGTACCGGACAGGATAAAAGCTGAGACTTCTTTGAGTGATAAGTTTTGGAATCATGATCCTATAGAGGTATTGAATCAATATGCTAGAGATATTATAGCCTTTAATAAGATAAATTGGATAGGTGCTAAATATCTAGAAGTTATGCCTGCCTTTTCAAGCCCTAAGTTCAGCGAGAACTATATAAATGGCATGAGGCAGTTTTTAGATGATACATTTAGAGTATCTACTAGAGGTTTTAGAGATAGGCCTGAATGGGTTAATAATATGTCTAGAACCTTACTCTCTGCATGGACATTGAAGACTATGGGGCTGTCCACTACTGGAGCTACTAGAAACTTTCTCTCAGCAGCCTATTTCTTTGGCGGAGTTGGTATGCGGAAGACAGTTAAGGCTCTTGGAGCTTATAAGAACAAGAAGCATATTGGAGGGGATGCTGAGACGATAACAGATATAGTTAATAAGGTTGAAGAAGAACAGGGTTTTCACTTTAAGCAGGCTGAAACCTTCAATGAGATGGTAGCAGATGGACTTGTAAGCGCTAGTGCCGATAAAGGTAGTATCATGTTTGACCCAAGCTCTAATAAGATAGTCTATAAAGATCAGGGTGCATGGAGAGCGATAGATGACGGTATTAGGTGGGCCACGACTAAGTCATTGGTTTTACACAGATTAGGTGAGAATATTACTCGTACTGCATTGTTTAGATCTGCTTTTATACAGTCTTATGAAGTATTGTCTAAAACAGATATGCCTAAGCTAGAGAGGACTCTTAGAGCTAAAAGATTTGCTCTTAGGAGTGTAAACCAGTTTGCTTTTGAATACGCTCCTCATTCTAAGGCTAGAATGGTTGGTGGAAGAGCTGCTAGTGGAAAAATAGATCCAGTTACAGGGAAGCCTAAAATGACAGGCTTAGATGCTGCAGCAGCAGGTGGGCAGCTTATGTTTCAGTTTATGCACTTCCCTATGTCCTTTATGCAGAATCAAGCCAGAATACTGAAGGGTGGCATAGATGCAGTGAGATCCAGGCAGATTGATGCACCTGAATATGCTATTGCTATGAATTTTGCAGGGATAGCTTTAGCTACTCAAGCCTTATCAATATTCTTCAATGCAGACTTAAATAATATATTAGAGAATGATACTTTTGAACGATTTAAAGAACTTGCAGAACATCTTACTGATGATCCTGACGTAGAAGGTAAAAAAAGAGGTATAGTATCCCTAGCTTCAGGGCCAATATTAAGTGACTTAATTTGGTGGACATCTACTAATCTTATGAATGAGGCCCCTGAGGGTGAGATGTATGAGATGCTTTTAGGTGATATAGACTATGATGATCCAGCTGTTGAAACTAATGCTAGACGATATAGATTAGCAAGTGAATGGGGTAGGTGGGCCAATAAGATACTTCCAGAGGTTGGAAATGGCCATGGTTGGGATGCTATGTGGAGACATATATTTGCTGCATATCCGAGAGATTGGACTAGGAGTATGAATAGAAAGGTTTCTAGATGGCTGGATGATAAGGTTGCAAGTCCTTTGGGTTACCATGATCTTTATAAGCCAGCAACATTTAAGAGAAAAAGCAACAAAAGAAGTAAGACGTTACGTAAGTTAGCTCAATTATCTGGAGATATAAGCCAAGGAAGGCTTTAGGGGGCTATAACACCCCCCAGCCTAGCTGAATATACAAAGGTCCGACACCTAAGACTAAGCCTAGATTTTTTCTTCCTATATCAATATCTATTGTAAATATCCATAGAAATGTCATACCTATAGTATTGTCAGTCTCTCCTTGATAGGTAGTTAGGTGTGCTAATAAAGGCACTCCATAGCTAGCTATTTTTTCCATCATCACCTCTGTTATCTATTAAGTCACAAAAAGCCCCTAAAGGTATCGCTATATAGGGGCTTCTTCTATTTTTCTTAAATACTACAGCTGGTGTTCTCTCGCCTGCATTAGCTTCACATTGCTCTATGGCGTCCCACATTTGCAGTCTTTCTACATTCTTACACTCAAAGCTATAAGGTATTAGCTTACGAGCAGCTGGAGAGAGCACAATGTCCTCCCCAGTCATACCCATAGTCTGAGATTTAATGTCATCCTCGGCCAGTTGAGGGAACACATCTCTCAGCATATCTCTTACGAAATTCTGTAGCTTTCTACCTTTAGCCTTGACTGATTTCACGTTCATAGCATGCCTCCCTAAACTTAACCTTGTCAAAGTTAGGATTTAAGTCTTCAAAAATGATACACATGTCTGATACCAGGCTGTCCTTGTATATCGTAAACCCGTCTGGATTCGTCCTCTTTTTGAGCATCATTGCTATTAACTTGAAGTGTTTCTTCGTCATCATTTTCTCCCTTTTTATCTGGTATTCCAAAGCCATACTCACTCTTTAAGCGATTTAAAGCCTCCTTTATCTTATGGTGAGGTATAAGTCGCTTCTCTTGAGAAGTAGCCTCTAAGGCACCATTTTGGCCCGAATTCGATACCATAGTGTCATTATACTCATCAGCAGTGGTATTTTCTACCTCAATATATACTGTTGAGCCACAATAAGAGCATTCTTGAGCTAGAATGGAGCTTCCATGTTGCTGTCTATTTCCAGACATAGTACGAACTCCTCCTTTCCCCACTTTCCGTAGGTACGAAATATCTCTGCATTATAGATCTTCCCATCCAGATCGATAGTAGAATGAAACATAGGTACTTCATCACGCACCCAGTTGCCGTACTTATCGTACTTTCCACCTTTATCGTATTCTGAGTTCTTCAGGAAGTTGAATTTGTACTTCATTTATCTTCTGCCAGTCTTCTGAGCTTTTTCCGGAGTCTTTCTTTGCGCATTTCTTGCAGATCACTTTCATTGAGTAGCCCGTTAGCCAGTAAGTCACCGTTACTCTCAGATAAGCTTCCGTCGGCTTCTTGTAGTCTGTTCCACACATTGTGCATTGATGGATTGTCTTCTGTCCCAGATATACTACCATCTTCCTCCTCTATCATGCCCCATAAGAGCATTAGATATACTATTGCATCAGTAATTCGACCTCTTACATCTTCTCTTTGAGATTTATGTCCTTTTACATATGCTGTAATCCCATCAATATGTTTAAGCATATATGTTAAAAGTATCTTCTTTCTGTCAGAGTCTAGTAAGTTACTGATTCTATTGAAGTTAGCAAAGACATCTTCAGCATCATGTGCATATTCTTGCTGTCCTGCTTGTCTCATTGTATCTACTTGTTCTGTTATAAGATCAATGATCTCACACATTTTCGAGTGGGTCATATTCTATCCTTACATTATTTACTGTTAACTTTACATTAAGGTCTTCTCTTTCCCTGTTAGCCTCACACCTTAAGTGAAGTAATTCTATTAATCCTGTCGTTCTAGACTTTCTAGGGATCAATGACAAGATCTTGTTAGCATTGTAAGCTGTTCTAAAAGATCCTTTAGAAGAGGCTATATTTAAGCCTTCTCTCATGGCTGTCTTATTGATCTCACTTACTGCTATTACTACTATGTTTTGCTTTACGGCCAGTTCCATTAAGGCTTTTGATGCCTCTTCTACCCTCATATTAGGGTCTTTTATGCTACTTTCAAAGAGTCCCATATGATCTACAACTACTAGTCTAGGTTTAAAAGGAAGTGCCATCACAGTTCTTTCTAAATCTCTAGCAGGTATAGATGCAAAGTTAACTTGAAGCCACTTAAACTGTTGATCTTGTCCGTTCTGTAAAGATCGATAGTGTTGTTTAAGCTCTTCTTCAGTCCACCCATTCTCCATCATTACAAAACGTGACCATATTTGCCTAGGTGACATCTCCATTTCTAGAAAGTAAGTAGGTACCTTAAAGCTGGTCATCCAATTCTGTAACAGCATAGTCTTCATAGACTTTGGAGGTGCTTGTAATATAACTACTTCGCCTGGATATATTGGAAAGTCTTTTCCGTATAAGTTCCCGATATTTAAGGGAGTTACGTCACTTTTGTAGAACTCTATTAAGTTGTTCTCCATAGCTTCAGCATCCATAACATCCTGACTCTTTTTAGTGCGAAAGAGACGGCAAGTATTCTTGCAATGCTCATCCATAACAGGATCACTACAGCCATAGCGGTTCCCATCACCGCCATGTCCACTGTATGTAGATTCTATTATTTTCTGCATCTCTATCTCACTGAAAAGGTTATTAGGGCTACTTACTTGCTTTCTCCAGTGCTCCATCATAGTGATTACAAGTTCTTCTGGGTAGCGCCATCTAAACCAAGCAGCTAATCTTAAAGCTACTACATGTCTTTTACCTACAGGTATTGAATTAACCATACTAGAGATACAAGGATACATAGTTGGATCAGCTGATCTACCTTTAGATATCTCAACTTGAGATGCTTTCTTTCTAGGTGTCTTAGGCATTACGTCAAATACTGGTAAGCATTCCATAGTCATATTTACAGGTTCATGTGGCTTCTTAGCATAATCTATGATTTCTTCACATGATGATTCTAGGAGGCCATTTTCTAAATGGACCTTATATAAGCCTGACTTAGAATTCTTCGTATTTGGTACCCTTATGAGCCTTAGTTTATCTGTTACTGCTGGATCAGCATACTTAAAGACATCTTGCTTTGTAAGCTCTTGCTTTACTCTAGCATGTAATTCTGGAAAAGGTTCATAAGCAAAAGCAGTACTAGGGATATGGAAGTGAAATCCAGTACCACTAAAATATGCTTTTAAGGGAACACCTTTATTTTCTAACAACTTCTTTAATGCTATAGCCTTAATCTGGGCATCATCTATATTAGCTCCATCAATATCTAATATGAACTCTTCTGGTATATAGATATCACCATCATATCCTGCTAACTTTCTATTCTTAGCAAAGTAATCTACCACATAGTCATCATACTCATATAAAGACATATAAGTATCATGATCTAGGGGTGTCCATTTGATAATATTAGCTGGATCTTCAAAGTAATGACGCCTAGATAGGCTTAATGCGAATTCTCGCTTCATAATTTATCTCCGCATTTACAGTTATCTTCCAGTTCATTGCAAGTAGTGCAGACCCTTCCATCAAGGATCTCTTGACACCAAGCACAAACAATTCCATCTTTTGTAGGTTTATTACACTCTATACAATGATCTGGAAGTGGATTATACAAAATCTACCAATGCTTTAGTAAGCTCTCTTATAGCAGGCTTAGAAATATATACTGCTGTATGAGTATCATTTCCTGTTATAGCTATACCGGTAGCATTAGTAGTAATACTAAAAGTCTTACTTGGCTCTTTAGTATAAGTTCTAGGAAGTTTTATTTGCTTTATTGGAACTTTTTTCTCTTTATCATGTGGCAATGGAATGTTAGCTGGCTCATCTATAACTAGATCTTTAAGTAGATTAGCCGTAGCTTTCTCTCTGTAAGTAGTATTCTTTATTACACCATCTTCACATATATGCATTAAGTCATTTTCATCAAATAACTTATACTTACCTTCTGGATATTTCCAATGTAAGTTATCTGTACCGCAGCCTCTATTACAGGTTACTAATTTCATTTACTCTCCTTTACTTTCTTTAAAGTAAAATAATCTGCATCTGCATCAGAGATAGTAGCCACATAATCCAGCTCTTTGATTAATTCAAATAGCAGACTTTCTATGTTGTCCTGTCTCTCCTGCAGCCTCTTTATATGTTTACGGGTAGTCCTTTGCGTACCATAGTCATAATGTCTTGACCACTTCCAGGGTTTTAACCAACTACTCATTGTCTTTCTCCTTATACCAATATGATGTTACTGCACCTTGTTTTGAATATCCATTAGAAGTGTATGCTTCTACTTCTTTAATAGCATAATTTGCCATCATGCTTGATACTCCTATAAGTATAATAGTTAAACACACCCAAAATATTGCATATAGTTTGTCTTCACTATTCATTCTTTCTCCTTATATTGATTACATACCTCTTCAAGCATTTTATTTACTGCATAGGTAAGCAGAGGTCTAACGTACCTTTCAGGGAGCCGTATATTGCAACTGCCATCATTATTCTCTATTACTTCTATTTCTTCTTGCATTTCTCTCCTTTCAACTTATTGAGTTCTTTTTCTAACTGCTGAATAGCCAATCCATTCGCAGAAGTTATCGTATTTAGTAACTTAACTGATCCAAGTAGTTCTTTGACACTTTCATGCGTATCCTTGCCAAGGTGAGCTAACCGCTCTACTATATTTTTCCATTCACTGTTATCTTTCTTTTGGTAATCCTCTACAAGCCCATCAATAACATCTTTCAGCTCACTAAAATCCACCTTAAAGTCTGGTTCTCCGCAACAGCCATCACAGCCGTGAGTGCTATAAGCCTTCATCCAGTCTTTACCTTGACTGTTAATACTTAGAAAGTCAGCATTAGGATGTCCAACACCGTGCTTACAAGTATCCTCAACCAGTCCATTTATACGGGTAACTTGTCCAACTGCCCAGTTAGGTGCAGGATATTTCGTTACTGTTTGTGGCTCATTCACCTTCTTTTTGTGGCTCATTCTTCTCTCCAATCATCAAACCCCTTGGCAATACTATCTATTTCATTTTCTTTATATCCATTCTGGAGCAGATGTCTTGATAGATACCTATTTTCAAGGGCAAGCATATCCCTCTCTTCAATTAGGCCTTCTATTTCTTCTATGCTAAGTGTTCTCATTATTTCTCCCTTAAGCCGTATAAATCATTAACTATTTCATTTGCTATACTTGCAATAGTTCTGGAAAATCCCTTTGCATTAAGTAACTTCGTTTCTATCATATCAACAGCATATTCAATGCCCTTTAAAGAAGATATGTCTTTGCCAACAATATCTCCTATCTTGGTGATACAGTTCTTTCTCCCATCCCATACAAGCCATATTCCATCAACAGGGAAACCTTTGAACTTTTCCCCAACCTCTTCATATCTACCACTTGGTTTTTTACGGTAAACTTTTCGACTGTTTTCCAAGTCTGTTATATAATCTATATCTCTGTCTATTGTCATTCTTTCTCCTTCTGGTTAGTTTCACTACCCACTTCTTTTTTCTTTACAATTTTCAAGTGTCTTGTAACTTCTTTAACCTCTAAGCCTAAGTATTCTATGAGGGCTGTATGCTCATCTTCTATTCTTTTTAGGTCTGTTAATATTGGATACCATTCACCTCCCCCCAGTACAACTCTACGCTCTATGAGTCCACATCTTTCTAAACTCTCAATTAGTTCATTAAGTCTTCTACCTGTTTCACCCATTATTCTTTCTCCTCTATATGAAATGTAGCATTTAACCATGACATTCTTGTTACCCTATATAAAAAAGCGTCCATATCTTCGTCTGCTTCAGGGCATAATGCTGACCCCTCAGTGTGCCACCATATTTCAAAGTCTTTCATTCTTTCCTTCTCTCTCTCATTAGCCCAA